GGACCTGACGAAGCACATCGCGCCGCCGAGTAAGTGGGCGGCTGAACGTCACGCGAAGAAAGAGCTTCAACGGCAACTCGAAGAGACCCAGGCGAAAGCGGCCAAGGCCGATGTGCTGGAAAGCACGGTGAACCAGCTCAAAGACGAGCTGACCGCCATCAAGACCGCCATCCAGGACAAGGGGATCAAACTTCCAGGCAGCGTCAAAGATCCGGCTGCAGCATTCACTCCCGAGAAGATGGAGGAGATCCGGACGGAATTCGGCGACGAACTGGCAGACATGATCGAGATTTTGAAGGCGCAAGCGATCACCCCGGCGGCACAGGCCACAACCGGCCAGCCCGCACCGGCCGCGCCTGCCGCTACCGCCGCACCGGCTCAACCAAGTGTTGATCCTGAATTACTGAAAGCCATCGAAGCGAATGATGATCTTTCCTACTGGCAGGAGAACAGCCAGGCCCTTTGGTCTCGTGCTGTCGCGAAGGATGGCGAGATGCTTGCCGATCCAGAGTACGCGAAACTCCCCTATGCAGACCGGTTCGCCAAGGTGGTTGAATCGGTGAAAAACGATGTCATTCAGAGCACAGCCAAGCCTGGAGAGCAGGCCGGGAATGCACCCCCGGCTCCCTCACTCTCAGGTGCAGGTGGTGTTCCAATACCGTCCAACGGAAACGACCCACTGTCGCAGATGGAAGCGATTACGGACCCGGCAAAGCAGATGGCATTCTATAACAGCCAGCCGCAGAAGGTCCGCGACGAAATCGACAAGGCATTGGGAATCTAAATAGAGGATATTATGCCCGATTCAAAACAGTATTTAGCTGACCGTATCATTTTCTCGGAGTGCCACAAGCAGCACTCCCTCCCCAACCTGCTGACCGCCAGTGCGCCAACGATGATCGACGCCCGGGACGGCAAGGTTCAAACTCCCCCGACTGCTCCGGTTGTGCAGATCAACGACCTGTCCAAGTCTCACGGCAACCTGGTCTCAGTCACCATCATCCACAAACTGTCCGGTAAGCCCTCTATGGGCATCGATAAACGTGACGGCTTTGAGGAGGATGTGAGCTCTGCCCGGTTCGAGATGCGAATCGACCAGTGCCATAAGGCGGTTCGTGTTCCGCTGATGATGGAGCAACAGAAGGTTGGCTACAACCTGAAGAAGCTCGGCCGCCCGCTCCTGACCGAGTACCACGGCGACCTGACCGACGAGGTTGCTATGAACATGCTTGGAGGAGCCCGCGGCACCTATGTCTCTTCCGACCGGATTCTGCCCCTCGCGAGTGATCCGGATTACGCGAAGATCATGGTGAATCCGGTAACGGCACCGACCTTTGACCGCAAGTTCTACTGCGGTTCAGCATCGTCCATCTCCGGTGCTGATGGTCTGACCGCCATTACCGCCAACGATACTTTCGGGCCGGATGATACTCGGAAGTTCAAAGAGGCAATCGAGTTGATGCCGCACCCGCTGCAGCCGGTAAGCCTTGGGGCTTCCGACACCCAGCCGGGCACCGACCCGATGTATCTCGCCTTCATCACGCCCAAGATGTGGTCCAACTTCGAGAGCGCCGCGACCGATTTCCAACTGCAGGTCGCCAATGCCCTGAAACGGACCAACGGGTTCAATCACCCGCTGTTCAAGGGTGAGATGTTCATGAAGGACAACATCCTGTTCAAGCGCTACAACAAGCCCATCGGCTGGCAGGCTGGCGAGTCCATCAAGGTTTGTGCCAATGACGATGCGGCGACTGAAAACAACCAGACCGTACCGAATGGCGTAACTGTCGAGCGCGGTATCATTCTCGGCGGCCAGGCCCTGGCCATGGCTTACGGCTCGGTCCTGCCCGGCGGCTTCGGTAACTTCCTGATGGACGGCGAGCTCTACAACCAGAAAGCCTGGTGGCGTCAGTGGATGGACTGGATCATGGGATTGGCCAAGATCCGCTTTGCCGATTCTGCCGGCCGGATCAACGACTATGGTGTCTGCGCGTTCGACGCGGCCGTGGTCTAAATAGTTCGACAAACAGGGGGTAGCATTTCTCTACCCCCTTGTAACTGATTAAAACTTTTGGAGGTTTTCATGCCTACTATCGAAGCAGCATGCTACAAAGACCTGGCTCATCAATCGCATTGTGGCAACGTCAACTATGAGAAACTGGAGTACACCTTTACCGGTGCCGAGACCAACGGGACCGTGGTGAAACTTCGCAAAAAGAGCGAGTACAACACCTACTGGCGCATGCGGATTATCGCTTCTGCCGGTTTCAATGCTGGATCTGACATCGACCTTGGCTATATCAGCCGGGAGGACGGCGGTACGGATGATCCTGATAAATTCGGCGCGGGACACGATATCGTAGCCTCGCAGGATATAGAGGCGTTTGCCCTGCCCTTGGAAGTTGCCGAGAAGCATGACCTGGTAATGGTCATCAACGACAACAACATTGCGAACGCCGGGAAGAAGGTAACGATCCTGGTTGAGTCGGTTGCTACTTCCGGCTGATCTGAACGGTAATTCAAACGGTGCTGCACGGCTCTTCGGGGTCGTGCATGCACTTGGTGAAAGGGAATGAACTCCAACGAACTGATAGCCAAGGTAATCGGCATCGTCAACGATCCTGATTACGACACGCCGGCTGACATCCTGAAACTGATCAACGGTTCGAATAAGAGGATCGCTGACCTTCTTCTTCTTCCAGACCTGAAGGACGGATTCGATACCGTGGATACCACAGTCGGAGAGATGACGGCTTTGCTCCCCGAGACCTACCACAAGAACCTGTTCATGGCCAGGGTGGCCGGCAAGGATATCGATATCTTCAAGGACACAGTTTCTCTGTCGCGGGTCCGCGGGGGATTGAGCCTCGACACAGGGGATATTGCGGCCGTGGCCACAAAGAAAGGCTCTCTCATCTACCAGAAGGTGCCAACGGCGATCACGGAGATCGAGCTTTACTTCTACCGCCTACCGGTCCCCATGGTGATTCCAGGAGAAGAGGAAGACGAAAGCCTGCCTGATGGCGCCTACGACAATGATGATTTCGATTGGGCGATAATCCATGACACCTGCGCCAAAATTTTCAATGAGATTGAAGACGGCATGGAGGGGGCTAAGGTCAATACCGAGAAACACGAAGCGAAATTCTTGGAGAAGATCGAACTTCTTGACGATTACGCTGAACAGCAGGGCAAGGAGCACCCGAACAGACCGTCCACGAATATCAGCTGGTTGGGAGTGAAGTGATATGACAGATCCGTGGCCGTTGATAAACAGATCGCTCGGGCTGAATAACAAGATTGATCAGTATCAACCTTCTACTCATTTGTATCTCGCCATCGCCAAGGATGTCGCGATCAGCGCGTCAGGGGTCATCGAGTTGCCACCTGGCTATTCAATTCTGAATTCAAATTTCCCTTGTCATTCGCTTTTCCGAAACAAGGGGGACGCATTTGTGGTGCAGGACCGGATTGTCGATTCAGCCATCATGAAGATCAACAACGACCGCTCTCTTGCTGGAGTCCGCTCGGGACTTATCAAGGGGAATCGTGTGGCCTTCTGCCAGGTTGGAGCGAAGACCTACTACAGCAATGGTATTCAGAATGGCATGATCACAGGTGGCGTATCTAATTTCTGGCCGGACCAGACTGAACACGTTGGAGCACCAACAGAAAGGGTATTCTACCCGGCACCTATCGCCACCCATCTTGAATACTGGCTCACGTCGATGTGGGTTGCAGTGGGTAATATCATCTATGTCGCTGAACCTGCTTCTGTCGGAAAGTTCAATTTCAGCAAGAGGCGATTCCAGTTCGGCGCAAATGTCGTGATGATGAAGGCTGTCGAGGGCGGAATGTGGGTCAGCACGGCGGAAGAGATTGGGTTTATCGCCAAGGCCGATGATTTCAAAAGCCTGCGGTGGATTGCAAAACCGGCCAGAAGACCGGCGCACGAATGGTCAGTGTGCCACGAGTTGGCAGACCTGAGTAAGACAGCTCTGCAAATACCAGGGCAATCTGCGGTGTGGTCGAGCGATGACGGTGTGTGCGTGGGGAGAGAAGACGGTCAACTGGAAGTGATTACTGAAGAAAGGCTTATCTATCCAACCGGCGCAATGGGCGCGACAGTAGTGGATAACGGATGGCTCTATAACTCAATTTGGTGATGCAATGGCAGAGAGATTCTCAACAGGTTTCGTCAATAAAGTGAATACTATCGGTCCTGTAAAAACCGTAATGGCAAATGGGGTTATGGCATGGTTCGACGGCAATATGCCGGCCAACGCCGACGCAGCCGAAGGGTCTGTTAACCTCCTCGCCCTGTTTACTGTGGATGCAGGGGTTTTTGTCCCTGGTCAAGCAGCCAACGGCCTGAACATGGACCAGTCCGTAGATGGCGTTTTGTCTAAGGATGCGACCGAATTGTGGAAGGCACTTGGTACTGCTGCAGCCGGTCCGCTTCCAGGAAAGATAGCAACGTGGGGCCGGTGGTACGACAATTCATACACAACAGGGGCCGATACTTCTTCAGCCAGGGTCGACTTCCAGATTGGCACTACATCGTCTTATGAGGTACAGGTCGCCAATGCGGTTGTCGTGGAGGATAATCCAATTACTCTTAACGAGTACAATTTCACATTGCAGAAGCAATAACGGATGGCTCTCTGGACCCCATACGATTATGAAGTTCTGCCAGTACTCGACCTGGATGCCTCGGTTGCGGCATCGACGGCGACTATTGCTACAAATGGTCAGTGGCTAGATCAATCACCAGAAGAGCTACATGCTGTCCAGGCAACATCAACCGCAAAACCTTCTGTATTAGTTGCTAACCTTAATGACCTGGATGTACTAAATTTTGACGGCGGTGATTACATGATCACCCCGAACATTTTCAATGCCGCCAGTGACGTAACTATTTTCATCGTACATAAGGCCACATCGATAGGTGCCACAGGCGATGCTGCTTTTGGCCTGCAAAACGGACTGAATGCTACTAATGGTTTTTTCCATGCACTGGCTAGAAGTGACATAGCGACTAAATATCGAAGTTTTTTTGCGGCTGATGGGGACGCAGCTGGGGCACTTTCAATTTCTCCGCCAGCAAATTTTGTAATAAATGAATGGCGTGTATCTTGTCATTACCGTTCGGCCACTGTTCAGGGGTTTGGTTTTGATGGCACAGTCACTGAACAAGCTGCAGTTGGTCAGTGTAATTTCAGCAACGCCAAGGGGATCGTCGGCTGCTATCGCCAGGCAACATATGCTTGGAACGGTCCTATTGCTAGAATTCTGGTCATTCCAGCAATTCTCCCAACAAATGCTATAGAAAAATATTTTGGGTGTCTGCATCATAGGTATGGGCTGGCTTCCCTGCTGCCAGTTGATCATGTATACAAAACTGCACCTCCAGAAGTCCTAGACGCTGTAGGCGGGGTTGTGGCCCCGCCTATGTTGATATCCGGCACCGCGGTAAACCCTGTTGTGGCTGTCGGTAACATAGTCCATTCAGCACCTTCGATAAGTGGAAAAGTCTGGAATGTCGGGTTGGGAGATGTAACTGCCCCCAAAATGCTTCTTTCCGGTGAGGCGACAAACCCAATCGTTAGTAAAGGTGCTATCTCCATGTCTCCTAAGGTATCAGGGTCAGCCTATAATCCTGTTTCTTCTTCAGGTGGTGTGGTAATGGGGTGTCCGAAAATTTCTGGAATGGCGGTAAATAATAAAATCGCTACAGGTGGTTTATCCATACTTGGCAAGGTTTGGGGAACTGCAAGCAACCCCAAGGAACTTGAAATTATCCGGTTCAAAAGGTTGGCGCAATGATCCCGCCGAAGGAGATTCTTTGCAATAACTCAAGCGTTGAAGCCTCTTTTCTTGGTTATGCCCATAGCCAGCTTGCCACACTTAGAGAGGCTATGGCATTTCAAGGCTTGAATGAGGGATATAGAAGAGTATCTCCATATCTTGGGGTAGAAGTCGAAGTATGGAAATCGTTTTCTATAGAAGTGATTGCTGTAAATGTCGATGAAAATATATATGGGAAAAATCCATATGAGCGGAAACTGAGAGAAGAAAAAACTGTTCTCGATAATAGGTTTTTTGTGCGAATCGGTTCACCATCCGATATAGAGCTTGACGATGAAGGACATGTAATTCGAGACGATACTAGATATTATTGGATTGATTTTTTTGCAACAACAGACAATAGTATTGCCTTCTATTCTCCAGGATCGAGGTACGGTGAATATGAGATAGACGACACAATTTATTATAAGGAAGCTAGATTCGTTACAGACGAGACGTTCTTACAAGTTGTCAATTTCCCTGACTACATGTTTCATAACTACGTAAGGTCTTTTGATCTTACAAGTGTAGTTGGTAATAAGTCTGTTTCGGCACGATTCGTAGCTGGATATCATTTTTTGGCTACAGGTGACTCGATTATTTATACACCAGAAATTCCAACCGTAGCTGGAGGTGATATCGACTTAGCTACAGGAACTTCAAAAAATCCACCTAACAGGTTCTTTGTAGATTTAGAATCAAGAACCATGTGCTGGTATCATGTGCTGCAGAAGTGGAAGCTTCCGGATATCGGCCCGCCGGTACACACTGAATCAACTGGGTCTGTAGCTGGTGTGATTATTGGAATTGATTATGACAACGGATGGATTACATCAGGATCGTCATTATTTTCATTTTCCGGTGATGTTGCAGACGGGCTGATTTCAAACACTGGATCTGATGCAATACTCGAACCGATTGGGATATTGTCCGATATTTCTACTCTGAATAGAGAGACAGTTACGTTTTACACATCATATCTATCCGGAACAACTCGCATTATTGCTGCTCTTCCCGGCTTTGATATTTCGTCGTGTGTTGAAACCTCACTGATCATGTCGCAGTTGGCCAATAACTCAGGATATGAGCAGTATCAGTCAGCATCATTTTCTATGACAAGCGGAAGCGGTTCTTCTGACGCAAACACTACCCATAATTATTATGATTATCCTGAATGTGCCAACCCTAATTGCACTTCTGCCACTCCTATAAAATACCAGGAGTCAATAAGTTGGAGCGAATCTTCATCAAACTGGTCAGATACTACTGTTGGTATGACCATAGATATGATTGATGGAGTCGGCGTTACTGATGTCGTAAATGGTAATGGTAATGCGAGTCTATCTGAAAGTGTGAGTTGTAATATCCACAGTTGTCAACTTCTGCAAGGAGGATCTTGTACAGACCAGAACAATGCTGCTGGACAAGGGAAAAGTATATCTGGATTTGTAACCGGAAGATTCGGGACGAAACACAGTGTCACCATCCCGGCGCAGAATATGGTTTTTCTCGATTCAACCTCAAAGTTGGTTGTTAATACGCAACTGAATAGAATTGTTGACGGCCCAGATTACCCGGCAATGGGTGTGCCAACAGAAGATACTGTAAATGGTTGGTTTGCTGCTTGGGATGTGTCGGCTCCAATGCTCAAAAACACAGGTATTTTTACTTACGCCGACACCCAATATCCAAAACATCATCCGGTCGAAGATCCTGCCAACTGGCTCCCACTGGAAAATTATCCTATTGGCTTGCCTGAATTGGCTGTGGAAAAAACTATATTTAATACTAGAGTTAAAAGTATTGAAACGATAAATTTTAGTGAGACTGAGAATATCAATACCGCATATATAAAAGACTGTCCCGATACCTTTACAGCTTCTGAGCTTTTCTCCGCAGTCATTCTCGATGACAGGTGGAGTAAGGGAAGCCAGGGCATAGTGGTCGCTGTCAAATCAAACGCTGAAGGGGAAACGGCTATCTACCACAACGGGACCAATAAACTGAGCGAGATAATGTACGCTCTGTCCAGGGACAAGTTACTGAAGGCTGGCGAATCCTTGTTTGATATCGGCTTAATTTAGGGAGACAACCATGGGAGTTTTCGTTGATAGGGTGCCAATCGCACCATTCACTTATGGGACTGAGGTATATTCAGGAACCGGGTCAGAAGACGCAAAAAGCCTAGTAGCGGCAAAATTCAATAACTCGCTCGAGAATAGCGAGTTGATGCTGGACAAACTGCTCGGGGCAGATGGCAATAGTGGGTATCTCGGCCAACTGAATGTGCTGCTCAGTGGTCCGCTCACATGGGCCGAGGTGTCTCCTGATAATTCTGTTTTCCCTACGCTTCTCGCACGACTACTGAACGATCTATCCGCCGGGGCGACCGGAGTTAATTCTACTATTGAAGCCGAATACATTGCCAGGGCGCAGGCAAGGCAGGATATTATCGATGACAAACTAGAACAGGAAAGGCTTGAATTCTTTGCGGCACGAGGATTCGAACTTCCGACAGGTGCAATGCAGGCTGAGATTGCAGAACTGGCAAATGAGCGTGCGAGAAACAGAACCGAACTGAACGGCAAAGTGCTGATCATGCAGGCTGAACTGGCGCAGAAAAACTCGCAGTTCATCATTGGCATGGCAAAGGATCTTGAGAGTATCCTCCGCGATTTCGCCAACAAGGTCAACGACAGGGCGCTCAATTACGCTACGGCGATAGCTGGCCTGCGTGAGAAGATCGCCGAGGCCATGGCCAATATCGGCATGCAGTCTGTCGCCTCATGGGCAGGGTCTTTCCATGCCAACGCCGGGTTGTCGCATAGCACTGGCCGTCACCAGAGTGAGTCGCACAGCCACAGTGAAAGCAGATCAGCGAATTTCGGCATCAGCAACAGCCTGTCGGAAAGTCATCAGTATGAGGAGGCGTGACAGATATGATCGCCACACTCACAAACCTCGATGTGAATGTTGAAGGGGGGAGGGGTATCGCCACAACTCAGGTAACCTATCCGTTCAACTCGTTTTGCAGATTTGGCGGTAGCCTGCTGGCTGCTGGCCCAAACGGTCTTTATTTGGTACGAGGAGCAGCGGATTTCGCAGGTGCACAGATAGATGCCTTCCTCGAGACCTTTTCCTCTGAATTAGGCTATGACGGCAACAAGCGGTTGCGGTTTCTCTATATGCTTGTTGAGACTCAAGGAACGCTCAAGGTTATCTGCACTGCAGACAATGTTGTGAGCAGGACATTGACCATTGATCCGGATAGTACCGGCCAGCAGGTAATAAAAATTCCCGTTGGCAGCAAGGCCAACGGGGCCTCGTGGAAGATCAGGGTTGAAAACGTCGACGGGTGCTGGTTCGCCATAAAGTCGTTATCTGCATTGCCAATATATCTTTCAAGAGGTAGAAAGGCGAGAAGGGTGTAAGATACTAAGGATAATATCCTACCTACATACCAGGCAATAAGGAGGTCTTCATGGTTGCCAGTGAAAGTTTTACCGACGCATTCAAGCGAGCGAGAGAAGAAAAGCCTGGTTTTGTTGAAGGTGGACAGGCCTCGCAGGGGATTAACCCTGCCGCATCCCTTGGCTATCAGGCTGGAAATATCGCCAATCAGCCTGGTGTGGCATTAAACAGTCTCAAATCTGCTGATACCGCGCGGGCTGGAGTTGGACAGCCACAGGAACTATCTCAAGTCAACCCTGTTGCCCAGGGTATCGCCGACTATGCCGCGTCAATTTCTCCAGAAGAAGCGGCAGCCAGGAAATCAGCCAAGGCCAACAGGGACGCCAAGGGGTTTATCCGTCAGCCACCGATGCTCGGCCCCCGGGCAACAGGCATGGATATCGGAGCTCCGAGTCAGGTTGTTGGGCCAGCTGCAACTCCTCCTATCGCACAACCGGCAACAGCAGTGCCGTCAACAACAGCCTCTCCTTCGGTAGTTCCATCGGCATCGGCCGCCGATCCACCGATTCAGATTCCTAAACCGCCTGACGCTGGGACTTCACAGCCGAAAGATCCAGTAGTTTTACCTGGACCGCAAGTACAGGCTATGCCTTCTAACGCTGTTGGCGTGGCACCGACCACTACCCAGCCTGCAGTGACCGCAAAACCAGTTGCGGCACCAGCAGTCACCATGCCAGGGGCAACCGTCCCCCTCTCAATGGCAAATCCTGCGAACGATCCAGCCCTTTATGATACGAACCGCACCACAGGGCCTATCATGCTTACCAATGTCGGGCCGGGTAACGCCGGCGGCAAGGCTTTGGGTGACGTAGCTGCATTCAAGACAGCGAATGCTCTTGAGGGTAGCAGACCGCCGTCAGGACCAGCAACTGAGATTCCCGCCGGCAGTCTACGGCAGGTTGGCAACCTCGATGTCTCTTTCTCTCCGGAAACTACCCCGGAACAGCGACAGGCCTTCATGGAAGATCCTGTGCGCCCGACCGCGCAGATCAATCGATTCAACAATGCCAATAGTCTGGCCGGTTTGACCCAAGGGCAACGCGCCTCGATGAATGCAGATAAAGTTATCAATGGTGGCGTAGGACAGTCACTCGCCAGCGTTACAATGCCGGCGCAATACTCGCCGACAGGACCGAGCGCGACATGGAAGCAGGCGGCGGCCAAAGACAGTAAAGTCATCGCCAATGCCGCGGAAAGGCGCGATGCCCGTAATGCGGTAAGGACAGGCATAAAAGAAAGAGAACTTGATATCGTCGAACAAAAAGCTATCGCTGACACGGAGAACGCCGCAGCCGGCCGGGATATTCAGGGACTTTCTCTCGCAGCATCGGTTGCCAACAACCAGGCCAATCAACAATTCAACTCTGAAAGGCTGAAAAATGATAAGGCCAGGACAGATTCACTGAAAGCATTGAATCAGGGGAAACTCGCGCAGGTCGACACGATCAATAAACTGCAGCAGGAATATCTCTCTCCAGATACAGATCCGAAGAGAAAAAGCGCTATTGCCACCGAATTAAGGACATTGGCAAACAAGGATGAGAAGAAAGATAATGGTGAAGTTCCGACATATGTAAAACCCGAGTTCGACAAGAAAGGCGTCCAGCGACCGGGGACAGGAAGGTTCGTGTACCCTCCAGGTTATATCGATGATCTTTTCGGTGATGGATTCAACAAGGACGATGCCTCACCTGAACAGATGTCAGTTCTCCTTGATCTTGCCAAAAACGACCCCGACTTATACAAGACTTTAAAGAGTAAATTCAACTAATTAGGATATATTCAATGGGCAACATCTTTGATGATGTAGATTCTCAAATATCCTCATCTATCGACGCTTCCGATCCTGTACCGCCTCCGGTGCAAAACGCGACAGCAGGAAAAAGCAACAGCGCATTTGATCAGGTAGATTCTATCGCGAATACTACTCAGCCACAAGGACCGGAGAGAACAGTTCTCGGGACCCTTGAGGATGTCGGCAGTGGCATCAAGGATGTGGGGAAAATGCTTTATGATGTCCCCGTCCAGACAAAAGGCGCGATAGGCGGATTGCTCGAAGACGATGACCCAGATGCGAGAGTTACCTTCGCCGATGAATGGCAGAGAGACGCAAAACAAAGGACCGAGCAACGGTCCGCAGAGTTGTCACCCGAGGATCGCGCAAAAAAGGTTTTCCCGCTTCCTGAATTCCTTTCTGAAAGCGGGGCAATCACCAGGGGAGACATTCAAGACACCAGCGCCAGCACAGGTTTTTCCGCTGTCGCAATGGGGGCCGGTTTTGCCGGTGGTACGTTGGGTTCTGCAGTCGGTCCATGGGGAACGGCAGGAGGTGCGCTTGCCGGTGCTGGTGCGGCGGCCTACAAAATGGACAAGGCGAATATCACCAGACAGTTGATCGACGTTGCCGAAAAAACAAAGGGCGGCAGGCTTACTGATGAAGAACGTGGCGAGCTTCTTACCAGAACAGAAGCAGTCAGGGATGACCATGCTTTATGGGAGGCGGGGCCAGAGGCGGTTGGCACTGCTCTTTCTCTTACCGGCATCGGCAAGATATTCAAGGGCGCAGCAACCGGCGCGACTCAAAAAATTATTGGTGGAATAGTCACATCTCTTGGTGGAGAGCTTTCAACCGAGACAATCACCCAAATCGGACAGAACATTGCCGAAAATGAGATGGGCCTTGGCGACGGGAACCCCATGTCGTTTTCTGACCCTGAAAGTTACAAAAAAGCCCTTCAAGAAGTTGGGCCGTCAGTTGTGACACTTTCTGGTGTCATGGGCGGCGGCGGATATGTCGCCGGGAAGGGCCGCGGTCTTATCGATGCAGCATTAGGTAAAGGTGGTAGCGAGGATGGCAACCTTGCAAGCGATATCGCCAACAGTGGTAAGGATCTAGACAAAGACCCTCTTGGAGCGGAGGTCAATAAACTTCTCTATGAAAGCCTCAACGGTGTCCAGGAATCTCCTGATTCACAAGCGGCCGCACATCTCGCCGGCATACTCACCGGGACCCCGATTGAAACGGAAGAAGACCGGGGGCAACGGGTCCAGGCCGCTCTTGATTTCTTCAATGATCCGCAGATGCCCCAGGACGCGAAAGATCGATTCGTGAAGGAAGGGGTTTTCGCTCATCTCGGAATCGATGTTCCCGGTCAGGAAACTGGCTATGGTCCGGACCAGCAGCAGGGGTATTCCCCCATTCTTCCGGAAGGGGCCAGGGACCAGATAGACGCCGATGTTTTAAATCAGCAGTTTCCGGAAGAGACTCGCGACCTGTTGTGGGACCTTGCCGGCCAGGCGGAAGACGAGCAGGGCATGGCCGACACCAGAACCAGGAGACAGCGATTCGAGAACCTAAAGCAGGGCATGGCCGACCGGGAACTCTCCAAGGATGAACTGGAAGCGAACCGAACTGGCCGACCGCTTACCGCCGAAGAATCCGCCCAGGCGTTTATGAACCAGGAGCCTACCCCGGCCATGACCGATGTGGAGGGACGCCAGGCGCGCCTTGAAGATGCCGCTGCGGTTTTCGAGGCATTACCTCCTAAACAAACAGTTGTCGGTGAAGTGCCACAAAAAGATGTGTCTGTTGATCAAACACAAGTCACACAAATAGGCACACAAAAACCTATAACATCCCAAGATAACACAATAAATATACCGACACAAGTCACACAAAATATTGCCGGCTCTGATGTAAAAACCACGGTCGACAACACCGACTCCATCGTCCATGGGAAGGATATCAACCTCGCGCCGACCGAAGCCCAAAAGGAAGCAGAGAACTACAAGACCGCTCACACCTCAATCGACGGGCTGAACCTATCCATCGAGAACCATATCGGCTCTGTGAGATCCGGTAAGGACGCCACCGGCAAAGATTGGTCCCAAGAGATGAAGGTCGACTACGGCCGCATACTCGGGTCAAAGGGATACGATAAGGATCATGTCGACATCATGGTTGCGCCCGGGTATCGGGGCGGGGCAGCGAACGCCTATGTGGTGAATCAGCATAAGGCAGACGGTTCCTTTGATGAACACAAGGTTGTGGTTGGACCGGACAGCGAGCAGAAAGCCCTTGCCCTCTACAATTCAAACTATGAAGCAGGGTGGACCGGTGGCAAATCTGTTACTCGAATCGCCATGCCGGTATTCAAGAAATGGGTGAGCGGCCAGGGCCCGAGCCGTGGTGCATTCGTCCGAGAAAGAACCGTCTTTCTTGAGACGAAAAAGCCAATTACCGAAACGAAGGCCCCTGTTTCTGGAACGGCAAAAGGAGAAAAGAGTCCATATCAAATGACCCCTGAAGAGTATACCGCAGGGATCACAGATACCGATGAAAAGGCTATCCGCCTGGCGGCCCATCCGCGCTCGGTGAAAGAGGCATTGCGGTTTGATCTTCCGGTACCTCTTCCTGTTCTGCAGGCGTACAGCAATAACCAGTGGGCGAAAAACGGTATCGCCAAACTTTACCCGGGACAGGCCGAGTCACCATCTCCCACCCCAACTGTTAAGGAAAACTTGACAGTTCAGCCTGATGTGCCAAGCGCACAAACAGCAACCGGGACCGTCAGCGATGGCGGCCCCCAGCTTGTTGAGCACGTCACCAAGAAAGGCAAGACCATCCGCGGCGTGGTCCGCACCGACATTACCTGGAAAGAAGCAAAGGCCATCGACAAATTCACCTTCAAAAAGGATGGCGGGTGGTTCATTCGTGAGCAGCACTTCGCACCTGTTGCGGCCGAGAAACCCGAGGACTTGCCGCCGGCGGCCGATGACACCGGACGGCAGATCGACGCGAAGAAGGAACAACTTCAGGAAATCAGGCAACAGATCCGCGAGTTTCCCGGAAGTCCTCAGAAGGTTTCTTCTCTCAGAGGGGAAGAGGCGAAACTGGAAAGCGATCTTCGCCAACTAAGGGGCGATGTCCAAAAACCACAAGGACAGAAAATTCCCCGCGGCAAAGCCGGCGAGATGCTGGCCGAAGGCGATGTGCGCCTCACCGCGACAGGTCGACAGACCACTCCTTTCCCGAAAGTGGCAACCGACTCGAACAGAAAGGCCGAGAACACCTTGAAGCGGGTGGACAGGTGGTTGATGGAAAACGCCCTGGCCGAGGCCGAGTCCCGGGGAGACGATTACAACGCCCGCATGTTCAGGGGCAACATCGATAAGCCCAGCCAGGCAGACAAGGATTCGGCCGAGATGTACCTGTTTGACGAGGTACAGCCGAAAGTTGTCCCGTCGATACTTAAAGACCTCGTACCACCCGAGCATAAGGGGAAAATAGAGGTTCCCCCAACCAAGCAGCTAGACGCCATCGAGCGAGAAGCGTCCCGCATGGAATTCACCAGTATAGACGGGTCAACTGAATTTATTGTTCGTGCTCCAGACGGCAGGGGAGGATTCACGAACTTTGCGAGATTCTCGGTGAACAGCAAAGGCAAACCTATCGGCGTGCGTCATTTTTATGAATCTCGAGCAACCAGGGATTCGGTTGAACTCGCCCTGAAACGTTTCGATCTTGCCTCAGTAAATCAACCATCGCAGACCGAGGAGAATAGCACAGCAACGGAATACCGTTACTACCCCAACGACCAAGTGGTAATAACCAACGGCGAGAACAAGGGCGAACGTGGAAGCGTCAGCCGATTCGTCCAGATCGGCAGACAAAAACCTCTTGTTTCCATATCCCTGGAAAACGGGAAATCTTTCGAGACCACTTCCGATAACGTTCGTCTCGTTGAGGAAAGGCCAGAGACAGAACCGAAGTCTACACTGGAACAACTCCAGGAAATGTCGGATGACGATATCGACAACCTCTTTGATGAGGTGGACCGGGAGCGGGCCGCCGAGAAACCGCCGAAGGCTGAAAGGGCTGAATTGTCTCCTGCTGAAAATTTCGCGAAAATCGTCATTCCCCATACCTATGGAGATTACGATATACCAGAAGCGCTATTTGATCGATTCAAGGAAGCGGTAGCTGCTGGTGTAGGTTTCCGTATTTCCGGCGACAGGGCGAAGTTCGACAATGGCATGGAATGGATTATCCATGAAAGCCAAGCCATCATGACTGGTGATGACAGTCATGGATGGGCCAGCACGATGTCGGCCGCGTCAATCAAGAGATCGATTTCTTCCTGGCTGAACGACCACGAGACCAAGGCACCGAGACAGCAGAAAGCGCCGAGCGCCCCCCGGTCGCCGAAGAGCAACCCGGCGGGCCCGCCAAGCCCGCCGGCGCCGAAGAAGACCGCCGGGCAGATCGTCAAGGAAGGCGGCATTGCCGCGCAGTCGGCGGTCAAGGACGCCATGGCCGGTCTCACTGCTCTTTTCGGCGATCCGAATACCATCCGGATGGGACCTGCATTCGATGAAGAGACATATCGAAAGGCCAAGCCTCATTTCGTCAATGCCTGGAATGGAGTTAAGGATCTTGGGTATTCCGTAAAGGAACTGATCAATTACTTCTATGGACAATTCGGTGACAAGATCCGTCCCTACCTGCAAAGATTCGTCAAGGATGTGCGGAATGGAGACCTCGAAGTCGAGTTGACAGCAGAGCCTAACAAGAGTACGCTTGAAGAAAGGGGAGGTGAACCATATGCCGATAACGAAAATAGAGCAGGTCAGCAAGATGGGCGGGATGTACGGACAGACGACGAAGCAGCTGCAGGCGCAGGCGATAATGCATTGGAAGGAGTGGCTCCCGAAGGAAGCGGCGGCACTGGAAGCGGCCGGGCTCCTGCAGGCGGAAGCGCTCAAGGCGGCCGAAAGAACGCAGGAGGGAATAAGAAGCCTGATGCAGGCGGGGTACCAGCACCACGAGGCGGAAGAGGTGATGCTGCCGAGGTATATTCTTCTACCGCCGGAGAAGGAAGTGGTAGAGGAGATGGAAAGAGAGTAAGCGGCCCCGCCACCACTCCCGCAGTAAATTTCCGCATCACCGAAGACGTTCGTCTCGGTCAAGGCGGCGAGACCGTGAAGTTCAACGACAATCTCGCCGCCATCAAAATCCTCAAGAAACTCGAATCGGAAAAGCGCCGGGCAACTCCGGAAGAGCAACGCGCCCTCGCCCGGTATGTCGGCTGGGGCGGGCTGGCAAATTCATTCCGCAATGGCGTGACCGGCGAAGTAAAAAGCGGCTGGGAAGATCGTGTTGCCGAACTCGAGAAGATCCTCACGCCCGAAGAACTGGCAGTTGCCAGGAACAGCACCAAGGCCGCGCATTACACCAGTTTCCCGGTCGTGAATGCGATGTGGAAGGCGGTCGAGCGCATGGGGTTCAGGGGTGGCAACATCCTGGAGCCTTCTGTCGGTGTCGGCAACTTCCTTGGCCTGATGCCGGAATCACTGGCCGGCAATACCAACATGATGGCGGTTGAGTACGACAATATCACGGCCGACATTGCCAAGCACCTCTACCCAAACGCCGCGGTATTCCATTCCGGTTTCCAGGATCTTCCATTGCCGGAAAACAGTTTTGATCTTGTAATCGGCAATCCGCCTTTCGGGCAAGACCGGCTCAACTTCCCGCACAACCCTGACCTCAATCCCTACTCGATTCATCACCAGTTCTTCCTGGCCGGAATGGACTCCCTGAAGCCAGGCGGTCTGCAGGTGATGGTGGTTTCCCGCTACCTGATGGACGGCAAGGACACCACCGTTCGTAAACTGCTGGCGGGGAAAGGAAAACTCCTGGCCGCGATCCGGCTGCCGGATACGGCTTTCAAGGAGAATGCCAAGACCGATGTCGTGACGGATGTTCTCTTCCTGCAGAAATACACCGAGCGCGAACTCTCTGCGATGGAGACCGCCCGGGAGACCGCCGCAAAGCAGAAGATCACCCTGCCAGATCCGGAGTGGGTAGAAACCACCACCGTTCCAGATCCGCTCGGCAACGAGCCGATGAGGGTCAACGCTTATTTCAAATCGAACCCGTCAGCGGTTATCGGCCGGCTGGAACGATCCGGCTCCATGCGGGGGTCCGGAACCAATGTCAATGTGAAACTCGACAAGTCCGAGGACATCGCGGCGCGTCTCGATAAGATCATCAAGACCATGCCGGCGGATATCGCCGTTGAAGTGGCACCGGCCGACAAGCAGGCGCAGTACTTCAAGAATATGGTCGACGCCATGAAGATTTCCCTCTCCGGTCAGGAGTTGGGTTCAATATCCTTTAATGAGTTTGGCGAATTGGAGCAGGTTATCGACCGCGAGACTGACGGCGGCGATACCATTCTATCCAAACGGGTTATCACACCGTCTTCTCCCTGGTCATCGGCTCTCAGCATGGACAAGGACGGCAAGTGGTTCCGCGATGTCGACAAGGTTGATGAGAAGGGGGCGAAGGTCAAAGTAGAGGGAACAAAGCGGAACCAGAAAACTCGGGAAATATTCGAGAAGGAAAGCGACATACCGGCCAACATGAAACTCGGCGAGCCGGGATACAATCGCCTGCGCGACTCCATACAGCTTCTCGAAACCCTCACCAAGCAAATCAACCTTGAGACCTCAGATTCTTCCGAGAAGGAGGTGGAGAGCAACCGGGCGAAACTGCGCCGGCAGTACGACGCCTATGTGAAAGAGCACTCGCACATCAATGACAGGAAGACGGCCAACATCCTGGCCGGCATGCCGAACAGCGCCCTACTCCTCTCCCTGGAGAGCAAGTACAAGCCGCCGATCGATAAGGACAAGGCGAAGAAACTCGGCATAGCGCCTCAACCGGCCATGGTTGAGCAGGCCACCATCTTGAGCAAGCGGGTCATCTCCCCGGTAGAAAAAGCCTCAACCGCGGCGACGCCAGCCGACGCCCTGGCCATCAACCTGTCGGAGACCGGACGAATTAACCTTGAGAGAGTGGCCGAACTGTTGGGCAAGAGCGAGGAGGAGACCGTCAAGGCCCTGCATGATGACCTTGATACCCCGCTCATCTTCTTCGATCCGGAAACTGACCGGTGGGAGCCGGCCGACGAATATCTCGGCGGCAATGTTGTGCGGAAGATGGAGGCGGCCAAGGCCAAGGGCCTGGAGAAGAACGCCAAGGCACTGGAGAAGGTGTTGCCGGAACCGTGGACCGCCGACAAGGTGACGGCGACCATCGGCGGCGTGTGGATCCCTGCCGATGTCTATGCCGATTTCCTTTCTCACCTGACCAAGAACCCGGCCGAGGTGAAGTATTTCCGCACCACGAACACCTTCCATGTTCAGGGCAGGACGGCCGGCCCGAGTAATTGGGGAACTCAGCAGCGAAGCCCGGTGGCACTCGTGGACGCCATCCTCAATAATCGGCCGATCAAAGTCACATACACCGACCATGAAGGAAAGACTCATGTCGACCAGGAAGTAACCGACGCGGCAATAGCCAAGGCTGCTGAGATCAAGGACGAATTCGACGGGTGGGTCTTCAAGGATTCCGACCGCCGGAACAGGTTGCTGAAAATTTTCAACGACAAGTTCAATGTCCGGGTCACCAAGCAGCGCGACGGGCAACACCTGCAGTTCCCAGGGAAGGTGCCCGACGCCATCATTGCCATGCGCCGGCACCAGAAAAACGCCATATGGCGCGGCATCGTCGACAAGGTGGTCCTATTTGACCATTCTGTCGGTTCCGGCAAGACCTTTACCAGCATCGCCAGGGCGCTCGAGCGGAAGCGAATGGGCATTTCCCGCAAGCCGATGATCGTCGTACCGAACCACTTGGTTGAACAGTTTGCCAAGGACGTCTACAAGCTCTACCCGGGGGCCAAGCTGCTGGCCGCCGGCAAGAGTGACTTGGTGCCGGCGAAACGCCGCCGGATATTCGCCAAAATTGCAACCGGCGATTGGGACATGGTTATCGTCCCGCATTCCTCTTTCCAGTTTATCGGCATCTCTCCGGCTACCGAGACCAGATACCTGGAAGCGGAGCTGGCCATTGCCGAGGAGGCAGTGAAGGAAGCACTGGCAGAAACCGGCCATGATGGCGGAAGTTTCCGCAAGCCTTTGGCGGTAAAAGAAGCGGAGGCCCTGCGCGATAAGATCAAGAACCGGCTGGCCCAGGTCAAGGAGAGGAGCGGGAAGAAAGACAAACTCCTCACATTCGAGCAATTGGGAGTCGATGACCTAACAGTCGATGAATGCTTCACCTACAACACCCTAATCGAGACAAATGTCGGACGACTCAAGATAGGAGATATCGTCGTAAATAAGTTGAAAGTCTTAATAAAGTCTTTCGATTTTAATACTCATGCAGTAAGCTGGAAGCCGGTTGTTAATTGGTTCAAAAACGAGAGAACAAAAAAACTGGTTGAGGTGAAGCATGAGAGAGGTTCGTTTATTTGCACCGCAGCACATAAGGTGTGGACAGGTTGTGGATATCAAGAAGCTGGAAAAATATCAGTCGGAGATACCATCTACACTTCCTTCAGGACAAAGGGATCAGAGAATCACTTTTATCACAAAAACATGCTCGCATTGCGGGGAGGAATTTACCTTCCGGTCAATGGGGACGAAGAACAACTGCAAGCGGATATTTTGCTCAGGCAGCTGTTCGCGGAAGGCAAACTGGAAGAAGGACGGTTACAAAGAAAAATACAAGGAGAATATGCGCCATGTGTGGGAAAACTCCCCGCTGAAGGGGCGGAAATCGCCAGCATCGGCAAAACGAATGAAGGCGAACAATCCAATGCACGACTCCAAGATAAGGGCGAAAGTTTCAGCATCGTTGAAGGGGCGACCGTTCCCAGGGAAGAGGGGTGGGAACGGAACAGGGTTGACCGTCACGCAGCAGCAGCTGTTGCGCCACATCCCGGAGTTTTCTCCGGAGTATGCGGTGAAGACTCGGCCAATATGGGAGAAAATGCACAATCTTCCGAATCATTACAAAATAGACCTTGCCCTTCCGGAGAAGATGATTGCCATCGAACTGGATGGATATTCGCACAAGTCGAAAATAGGACAGGAGAGGGACAGGAAGAAGAGCAAGGCTTTAAGCCTTCTCGGGTGGAAGCTGTTACGATTCTCGAACCAGGAAGTGATGGACGATACGCCTTCAGTGGTGAAGACCATTCGTTCATGTATGACATCGAGGTAGAGGGCACCCACAACTATTACGCGAACGGGGTTCTTGTCTCGAATTGCCACGAGTTCAAGAATCTCTTTTATAATTCATCACTTAACGTAAGAGGGATGGGGCCAAAAGGAGGAACAGGGAAGGCCTACGACATGTGGACCAAGACGCGGGTACTCCACGAAATGCCTAATGGTTCCATCGCCTTCATGACCGGCACACCGATATCGAACAGCGCGGTAGAGATGTATACCCTCATGCGCTACCTGACGCCGGAACTCCTTGAGGAGCACGGGCTTGAACATTTCGACGCCTGGCGGAATAACTTCGCTTCCGTCAACAGCGCCTTTGAGCCGACCGACTCTGGCAAGGGCCTCAAGGAAGTTTCCCGCCTTGGCCGCGACTGGACGAATACCCGGTCCCTCATGTACCTTTATTACACTTTCGCCGATTGCGTATCGAATGACGACATCCAGAAGTGGTATGCCGAGGACAACAACGGCGCTCATTTTCCCCTGCCGAAGGTCAAGGGCGGCGGCCGGGTTGGTATCAACGTCAAGCCGACGCCGGCACAGCGCGGGATCATCGAGGACATCATCAGCGGCTTTGACGGACTGGAATCCATCTCTGATCCGAAAGAGCGCAATAAGGCGCGGCTGCGGCTGATGGACCGGGCCAGAAAGGTGTCACTAGACGCCAGGGCGGCCAGGCCGGGTATCGATAGCAACGAGGAAGGCGGAAAGCTCTCCAGGGTCTCCGATGAAGTTGTACGGCTCCATCGCAAGTGGACGGCCGAAAAAGGCACTCAGCTTATTTTCCTGGACCGGAGCGTCCCCAAGGCGAAAGGCGATGACAAGATTATCAAGACCTATGACGAGCTCATGGCCAAACTGGAGGCGGCCGAACGCACCGGAGATGAAGCGGCCATCCGGCGAATCGGTGACAGCCTGGAGCGGTTCGACCCGGTAGAGATCGAGGAACTGAGGATTGCCCAGGCCGGCGGCTGGAACGCTTATCAGCAGATCAGGGATAACCTGGTCGAGCGCGGCATTCCCGCAAACGAAATCCGGTTTATCCAGGAAGCCGACACCGACGAGAAGAAAAAATTCCTCTTTGAGGAAGTGAACAGCGGCGCGGTGCGGGTGCTACTTGGATCCACTCCGCGAATGGGCGCCGGGACCAACGTCCAGGAGCGGCTCGTCGGCCTTCATCATGTCGATGTCACATGGAAGCCTTCCGATATCGAACAGCGCGAGGGTCGCATCATCCGCCAGGGAAACAGAATCGGTTTTGATGAAAACGGCAATTCTATCCGGGATGACTTCGAGGTGGAAATCCTGGCCTATACCACCGACACCACCGTCGATGCCAAGATGTGGGCGCTCAATTCCACCAAGCTGAAGATGATCAACGGCATTCGGCAGTATGACGGTTCTTTCACCATGGAGTTTGACGATACCGACGCCGTGGGCATGGCCGAGATTGCGGCCATCGCCTCCGGGGAGCCGCTGCAGCTTGAGCGGGTGCAGCTGTCGGCCGAGATCGATAAACTTGAGCGGCTGAAGCGGGCGCATGAGCGGCAGCGGTGGGCGGCCGAAGACACCATTCACCGGATGGAGCGGACCATCGAGACGGCTCCGGCTATGATTAAGGAGTTGGAGACCGCGGCGAAGATAGTCGAGAAGGCCACCGCTGACGAGCGGCGCAAGTGGGAGTCGGCCACCGTCGATATCGACGGCACCACTTATGGCGGCTCAGACGCCAGGAAAACCCTTGATAAGCTCATCGAGGAGTCGAAGAAGGAAGGCGCGGAGCCGTTCACCGTCACCATCGACGGCAAGAAGTATCGGGCAAAGGCCAAGGCCGAGGATGCCCTTCATGCGGTCTTGGGCGATGCCGCTTTCTTTGCCATGAAGATCAACGGCAAGTCCTTCAAGCAGCGTGGCGAGGCCACCAAGGAAGTCGTTGCCCTGGCCAATGCCAAACTCGAGCAACTGGAAAAGCAGGATCCGGATTTTTCCGAATCCGACGAGATCATGCTTGGGACCGTTACGGTTCATGGAATCGATATCGATCTTTCCATGCAGGTGTCGATGTCGGCTGTCGGTTATGAGAAGCACAAGGTTGTTGATCGGAAAAAACAGATTGAATTCTTCTTCGAGCGACGAATCGATCTGCCGGGCGGGAAGCAATCCTACCTCGTCAACGACAACTATGTCTCCACCCTTGCCGCCAACAGGGCGCATACGGCAATGCCTTCATTGTTCCGCGGCACCTTGGATACCATCGAAGATATCTCATCGAGGGCAAGTAATGAAGCCCGCCTTCTTGCGACAGCTGAGAAGGATTTGCCGACCTACAAGGAGGTGGCGGAAAAGCCATTCGCCAAAGAGGATGAACTGAAGCAGAAAGGGGATCGGCTGGTTGAAGTAGAGAAAGAGCTCAACAATCGGAAGGCGGCCGCAACCAATCAACAAAACATCAACGATGTCTTGTCAACTGCCAAGAAAGCGAAAGACGTCGTGCAATGGTTGGCTGATAATGCCGAGAACGCGAGTTATCGAGTCATTGCCAACAAGATCAAAGACCATATCGGCGATGATATAAAACTGACGATCGTCAAGCCAGGTGAGAAGGTTGAGGGCGGTGTGCCTACCGCTCTAAACATTTCCTATGGCGTATATCATGTCGAGTTAAAAACCGGCAGAAAGGAGATATTCCTCAAACACACTGA